CTCTTCTCCAATCGGGAAAGTATTTCTCAACAACACCAGCAACTGCTTTAGGTTGATACTGAACACCCTCTCCATCTAGAATAGTCTGAACACGCTTAAAGAATTCTCCAGCGAGTTTAGGTTTCTCAGATGCTGGAATACGAAATTCAATCACTGAGCATCTAGAGTGGAGAGGGTCGATGATTCGATTTTTGAAGTTACAGGTAAGAATAAACCCACAGTTCTTATGGAACTCTTCTATAAATCCTCTCAACGCAGGCTGAGTAGATTGAGGGTTTAAGTAGTCTGCCTCATCAAGAATAACGAATTTGCGATTACCATCCATAGAGACAGTAGAAGCAAAGTTCTTAATCTTGTTTCTGAGAACATCAATACCCGATTCTTCAGAACCGTTTATCATCATATAAGTAGCGCCTAGTTCCTCAAGCATTGCTTTTGCAACCGTGGTCTTACCTACCCCAGGCCCGCCAGTAAGTAGTAGATTAGGAATATGTCCATCATCTACGAAGGCCTGGAAAGTCTTTTTCAAATCTTCAGTAAGTACACACTCACTGATTTTTTTGGGACGAAACTTCTCGACCCACAACATCACATCATTCATAATATAAAACTCCTTGTTGGGATTATTTTGCTTCTAGAGCAATAAAGTATTCGATTTGTTTATTCACATGTGCGAAATGCGAAATACCTTTATCGGATACCTGTACTTTATAATCACCTCCAAGCAGTTTTAAGTTCTCAACTTTGAAAAAGTATGTGAAGTCATTCGGTGAATTATCACCAACTTTAATACTGAAGTCGTTAGAAGTTTCATTCTTACGGTCAGTAACAGTCAGTTCAATATCACCACCAGCTGTACCTTTAAGTACTACATCTGGAACACCCAATACTGCACTCGCTTTTTGGATTGCACTAAAGGTGTCTTGTGTAAACGTAAACTCTACGTCTACTGAAGGCATAGTGATTTCCGTTTTCGGAGTAGTCACTACGGATGGGTCACTAAAGAAATACTTCAGTGAACTCCCACCGCCTTCTTCATTCAATCGTACCGACTGATCTCCAAAGTCCAATGTAGGACTCTTAAACAGCGACATCGCTGAGAGGAATTCATTCAAATCGTAGATTGCGAATTCATTTGAAAAGGAATCTGGAATGGTTGCCTTCGCTACAATGTTTTTCATTGCAGACATTGTGTTTATCACATTACCAGATTTAACCAAAAGGTTTTGGTTTATTGTTGAGAAGTTCTTTAGAACGTCTTTGGTATCATTACTAAGTTGCATAATCAGTTATCTCCTTGATTCATATCGTGATTGTGTAAAGCCATTATACCATAATGGATTACTTTTAGCAAGTCATTTCTGTTCTTGCCGTCTTTTTTTCCGTATCGTTGTGAATATTTCATTATATTACCGATACAAAAACCTTCGCCATGTCCAGAATCCATAATGAATTCTGTGGCTTGAAACTTGTTGTGGGAATAGTGAGCATCATAGGTTTTGTCTATGTACTCTTTGAGTTGTTTCAGAATAACATCTTCTGAATATTTGTAATCTATTGTTTTCAATCCATACATCCTATAAAGTTGGATGGGGGGACGAACCCCCCATCACAGTTTCGATTAGCTAGAGTAAGAGTAATCAGAACCAGAGACTGCTTTAAGTCCAGCAGCGATAACACCTTTCGATGGTTCGCCTAGTCTATATGCAGTTGTTCCTTGGAACTTGTTTACATAAATGCAATTACCTTCACTTCTAAGCGTATCAATCATCGCTCTTGGTGATGTCAAGTCAAGTTTGTTTCTGAGTGTTGCCCATGTTACATTCTTTCCAGTTGAAAGAAGTCTCATAGTCTTTTCTCTTTTTGTTAGTGCTTTTCTGCCCATATTATCTCCATTATCTATAATTTCAAATCACCATTATTGATGATTAGATTACATCATACCCTATTTCTAAGGTAATGTCAATAGCTTATTTGATTTTAATTGTTTTAGGTTTCATTGCCTCTGGGACAATTCTTTCTAACTCAATACTCAAAATACCATCTTTGAAGGATGCACCCTGTACAATCACATACTCAGCAAGATTGAATGCTTTCTTGAAAGAACGATTAGAAATACCTTTGTGTAGGAACTCCTTTTCATCGTCACCTTCTGGTCTTGATGTGGATTCGATTGTAAGAATATTATCCTTACTTTCAATAACAATATCTGATTTAGAAAATCCAGCAATTGCAAGTTCAATGCAATACTTCTCCTCTGAATCCTTTACGATATTATATGGGGGATATCCAGTTGATGCTGGTGCATCAAGTAGACTGTTGAACATTCTATCGAAACCGATAGAATAAGTTTTGACCCTATCAAACGGGTCGATATATTGATTACTTACCATTTTTTTCTCCTTAGTTAAGCAAGATTAAATACGATACCCGACTATTCGGCATATCGTACTCTTATTTATATAGGTATTAAAGAGGGGGATTTCAACCCCCCTCTGAAACTTTTTATGCAGCTTCGGCATACTCAAGTGCTTTGTCTAAAGCATTGAGTTTTACTTTACGGTTACGTCCGTACCATGCAGACTGCAAACGTGAATCACCTTCACGACCTTGCAAGTGGTCTGTCATGTATGTAACAGAGTTAAATGCCTGCCACCAAGAACCTTCAGCAAAGTTTGCTCCAGGCTGAGTAGTTAGGTTCTCCATTGCAATTTTAGCATTACGAGATGTAAATGGTAGAACACCATCTTCTTTCTCTTTTGCAGGCGCACCGAATACTTCATTGAAGTACTGGATAACATTGTCACCAGTAGCACGTTTTCCACCAAGGAATGCAGCCATTGATTTGTACTGTTCCATTTTCTCTTTCGCAATACCCATCTGCTCTTTAACCATAGCAGGGTCGAATGCCTTACGGTGGTTTACAGTAACCATCTTATCAGTATCTTGTGATAAAGACAGTGTAAGAGTGTTATTACATACAACACGAATAGGTGTCATACGGATATTGATAGATTTACCAAATTGGTGTGGGTTAGTAAACAGAAAGTAGTTATCTGTTTGGTCACCTTTGAACAACTCAAAAGACTCTTTTGTCTTTGCAAGTGCCCAAACCATTTGTCCATCTTTAAGAGAACCAGCAGTATGCATTTCCATATCACCTGCCATCACATAGTCATGGAAGAATTCAAATGCTTCTGAGTTCTGTACAGGATTCCAACCAGTACCAACAACATCTAGTACAGAGTTGTCTGAGGAACGGATAAGTGCCTCTTTGTTTTTAATAGGAATACCAGTTGCAGTTACAAGAGGTTGTTTTTCTACTGTCCAATCAAGTCCAGCAACCTTTTGGAATTGGTCTGGTGTTAGTTCACGGTCAACCTTAGTACCTAGTCCATGCCAAGGAACATCCCCAACATAAGCCATTTGTGCTTCACCGTTTATCATTTCAAGTTCATGTGCCATTATATATTTCTCCTAGTTATTTTCACAGTTTGTATATTCATTATATACGTTATTAGAACAAAAGTCAAGATGTTTTTGAAACATTTTTGAATAATTCTTTAGCACTCAAAAAAGTTCCATCCTCAAGGGTTAAAGTAATATCTGGTAATGCACCGAAACCGACAGTACGGTCTACGACTTTCTTACCATTTATGACTAACTCTTGAGCCCACATATTATCCATAAATTGTTTAAATTCTGGGGTTAATGTCATAACTTCTTTCCTTTTCTCATCATTACTAGCATAGTATACATGTTATTAGAACAAATGTCAAGGCATTTATTGAAGTTTTTTAATTTAATTCGCAAAGAAGCTTCTTAAACTGCTCAATGCGTTTTGCCATCTTTTTATAATTGAGATGGACAGCACCGCCTGTTAAACCAAAATCATACCCAATATCATTATAAGTGCGACCACCATATTCATACTCAGCCCACATATGAAGATTACGAACTAAATTTCCATTTTTCTTCATCTGTTTATTTTTATCCCAAGCAGTAAACTTCTGAATAAAATCTTTTGCAATCAATGTATTTTCCATAAGTATTCCTCTTTCAACTCATCTTACTTATACAGTATACATGTTATTAGAACAAATGTCAAGGCATTTATTGAAGTTTTTTAAATTAATTTGTGGATATTCTACTAAAGTTCTGAACCTTTTCAAACTTAACAATACTTCTGAACTTATCAAATAGCATATCTTGTTTGTGTGATATAACAAATACATTCTGGTCGTGGAACGTATTGAGGATTTTGAGGAAGTCATCTGTACCTGTACCATCCAAAGAGGAATCAAAGATTTCATCTAAGATTAGTAGGTTGGTATTAGTAGAGTTCTTCATCTTTGCGATTGCTCTCCATGTGAATAGGAGTGCAAGGTCGATACGCATCTTCTCACCTTCAGAGAATGATGCATAAGAGAATTCATCACGAAAGCGTGACTTGATTGTCTCATTGAAGTTTTCGTCAATATTAAAGTTGACAAAGAAGTCCATTGAGGATAGGTATGTGTTTACCAACTTATTCATAATTGGTAGATACTGTTTAATAATCTTAGTCTTAATACCAGAGTCTTGCAAAAGGTTCTTAGCAACATCAACATAAAACTTATCTTCAGTTAACTTAGACCTTTGTTGTTCTATAAGTTCAAGTTGTCCTTTGAGTTTTGCAAGTTTTTCTTTATCTTCATCAGATATAGAACCACTCTCATATGTCTCAATATCTTTTGCTAACTTAGAATTGAACTTTTCCATCTCTGTAATAGTTGCACGAAGTTTTGCAATCTCTACATCATGCTTACGAATAGATTCTAAGTTTGTTATAATAACATCTAGTTTTGACTTTTCGGTGTTTTCCAACTCTTCAAGTTGTCGGATTCCGTTTGTGATTTCTCCAACTTTTTCGGTTCTAGTTGTAATCTGCGTCTGCTTTGTTGTGTCCGTAATCGATTGCTCGCAAGTCGGGCATTCATCGTTGTCCTTGAAAAATTTGATTTGACGGTCATGATTATCTTTCCTATTTTGAAGTGCAGCTTCTGTTTTACTTAGTTTAGTAATCTTTTCTTCTAATCTTGCTTGTTCTTGTGCATCGTAAGACAATTTAGTTTTGTCTTGTTCTAACCCAACAATATCTTCTTTTCTAGTACCAATCGTAAAGTTATTATCAGATATCTTTTGATGGTTCTCAGCAATTATCTCTGACTTATTATTAACCACTTGGTCGATAAACTTCTCTTGTAGGTTAATCTTTTCTCGTGTCAAGTCAAAATTATATTCTACGTCACGAGTTTCTTCATTTAGTTCTTTTGTTTTATTCTTTAACAGGAAGTTCATTAATGAAAAAATCTTGATGTCTAGGATATCCTCGACAACCTCACGGCGTGCTTTAGTTGGTAATTGCATAAACGGTACGAATGTAGAAGAACCCAAAATAACAACCTGTGTGAAAGAACGATAGTTCAGTCCCATAATTTGTTGTTCTAAGTGTTTCTGATAGTCTCGAGCATTCGCATCTTGGTTAATCATGTTACCATTAACCCATACTTCAAATATATTAGGTTTGATGCCACGAACAACTTTTACTTCTTTAGTTCCAATACTAAATTCTACTTCAACAACAGATGCACCATTGTTAACAGAATTCACTAACTGCTTCTTTGAGATATTACGGAATGGTTTATTAAACAATCCAAAACAAAGAGCATCGAGAACAGTACTCTTACCAGCACCATTCTCTCCAATTATTAATGTGGTTGAACTTCTGTCCAACTGAATTTCAGTAAAATTATTTCCTGTCGAAAGAAAGTTCTTCCAACGTACTTTTTTAAATATTATCATTACAGTTCTAAGTCACTCGCTTCAAGATATAAAGATTTCATCATATTAGTTAGTCGGTTCTTATCCAAGGTTACATCTAGTTCTGCAATGTAACGCTCCAATAAAGTCATAGTATCCTCTGCATTTTCGACAATAGTATCATCAACATTCTCTGCATCCAATTCACTAAAGTCCTCAACAATCTTTACCTCGTGAGCACCAGACTCACCAAGTACTCTGTCAATAAATCTATCAAATCCGTAAAAGTCTTTTTTGTTAACTACAATAATTTTAACAAACTTATTCTTTAATTGAGATACGTCAAACTGTGTATAGTCTGTAGTAGTTTCATCATAGAATACTTTCTGAAAGATTGTGTATGGATTAATGATACGTTCAAGTTCTCTAGTTGATGTATCAAAGACATGGAAACCTTTAGGGCATCCATCATCACTCCATGTCATCTGATAAGTATTGCCTAGATAGTATACTTGTCCATCATCAGATTTCTTGTGGAAGTGACCACTGAATACTGTATCAAACTTTCTTAGAAATTGTTTATCATACCCACCTTCTGCAAAGTGTCCAGCGTGCATTTCGAAACCATTAATCTCTAAGTGTCCCATTGCAACTTGTGCCTTGGTATCCTTAATGTGTTCCATTGTGTGTCCATAGTTGTCTGGACAAATCCAAGGAATAAAACATATAGGTGTGCCATCAAACTCAACGGTTGTCGTTTCTGGGTATACAAACATCTTAGGATATCTACCCTCTACAAGTTCTGCAAGAGAGTTAACATCATTAGTATTCTTATAGAATGTATCGTGATTACCCACCATCATGTGAAGGGTAATACCTTTGTCTACAAACTTTTGAATAAATTTTTGTCGGAAGTCTTGTGCTATCTTGTAGGATACAAACTTACGTCTATCCATAACATCACCCAAATGGATAACTGTATCAATACCATTCTCTTCAACGTAAGGAAAAAATACTTTCTCCCAGAATTCGTAAAAGTAGTCGTTAAATGATAAGTTATCGTTTCGGGCGCCGAAATGGGTATCAGTTATCAGCGCTATTTTCATCTATTATCTCTTCACCTTGTTCATCATAAAATTTTTCAAGTCCTTTTGGTTCACTCTTCTTTTTCTTTTTAGGTTTGTAAACTGCTTCTGGGGGTAGGAAATTCTTTTGTAGATAATCCACAAACACACCCTGTTCACTATCACCGTCCATTAGAATGTCTACATTCATATTTTCGATAATCTTGTGTTTAACGTGCTGTTGTTTCTTTTCTTTTTGAATCCTACGAATAAACGCATAATAGATAATTTGCGTAAAATAAGCAAAAGGATTATTACTCTTTTCTGGATTGAAGTTACTACAATACTGTAGACAGTTTTCAATACCATCAGAAATCATTTCATCTCTGTAAGTGTAATTTATAAAGTTTGGACGATATGAAAGGTGGTTTGCAATCTTTAGGAAACATTCCCCAATGTAATTAGACACAGGTGGTCGTGGGTCACCTTGCGCTTCAGCATCTTTGCATTGCTCTTTCCATTCTGTCATCGCCTCTAGGAACTCTTTGTTATTAACATAATGAGCACCCGATTTCTTTTTAGCCATATATTTAACTCCACATTGTATGCATGTTTTTATGCAACTTATTAACCATTATACAGATTTCTACAGATATGTCAATAGCTTAATTAATTTAAATTTATTTCAAAAATCTCTTGCTAATCTCTTGACAACTTGGTATATTAGCTATGTAGGGTATGAGAATGAATAGAACTATAGATCTAATGTAAAGTCTTAGTAACTACTTCTCCATACTCTTCATCCCATTCATCTTCTTCAATACCCATTAGTTCGGCATCTGTTGGTTCTCTTTCAACGACATCAATATCTGCGTTCATCCTCATTACACAATGTTCATAAAACTTAGACAAGCCCGTAGAAGCATTTGTGATAATCATTACTTTGCTTTTATCTATATTATAGGTATTCTCCTCAGAAAAATGTATCCATCTTACTAAAGACACAGATTCGTCTATTCCAAACTTTGTTACTTTTGGAACAACTGAAATCTGTAAAGGAGATTGAATTTCAAAAGTTCTTGGATGTTCATCAGCTATGAGATTACAAATAATTTCTTCACCACTTAAAAGTTTTAGTATTTTGTATTCTGTCATTTGATTTTTATCCTATTGATAGTGTAATCGAATTGCTCTTCATTGTATATATTTATTCGTTCTAAGAAGTGGTTTAAAGTAAAGTTTCTTTTACTTTTGTGAGAAAGGTCATCTGCTAAATCGAAGAGGGTAGCGGCATCTTTAGTATCACTCCTACGCAGTCCACGGCCAATCGATTGCAAGGCACGAACTCTGGACTTACTTGGACTTGCGAACACGATGTTATGGAGATTCCGAATATTGATACCAGTACTAAAAGTACCATAAGACGCAACAATGATTGCATTCTTTTCTTTTTCTGTAATTTCTCTAATTTGTTCACGAGTCTGAGTGTCTGTACCGCCAAAGACATAGAATACTCTCCTGTCTTTAGCAGAAGTATTAATCATATCATAGAGAACACTTCCATGTTTCTCTACATACTGGAACAATACTAATGTGTTAGTATTGAGATTGAGAGTTAAATCCCTAATGAATTCATTTCTCTTTTGATGAGTGACAATAAAGTCCATCTCATCTTGATAGTTCATCTTTTTGACAAGTTTACACTCTTCTTCTGAGTATGTCAATACCAATGCTTTGATATCAAATTCAGCAAGTGTCTTTTTGTCAATAAGTTCTTTTGTGGATACTACTCTATTTAGTGAACCGAATAGTCCTTCAAGAACTAATCTGTGTGTTTGCATACCATCAAGTGTACCTGTCAACCCAAACCTGTACTTACATACATCTAGTTTAGTTAGAACATTTGTCAAGGACTTTGCTTTAAATAAATGAGCTTCATCACCAATAACACACCCAAACTGAGAGAAGTATTTCTTTGGAAATTTATAGATAGATTGCCATGTAGATATAACAACTTTCTTAGATACGTTCTTATCATGTCCACTGTATATCTTCTGTAAATACTTTTCATCCCATCCATAGTCAAGAAAGTCAGAGTGCATCTGTTCTACTAAAGATGTTGTTGGAACAAGAATAAGTATCTTGTCGTTATCTTGTTGCTGTAAAAGTAACTCGTAATATCTTACGAGAATATAGATGATAAGTGATTTACCAGATGCAGTAGGACTAAGAAGTAAAGCACGATGTTTTCTGATTGCATAATCCACGGCATTAATTTGGTAGTCCCTTGGATGTATTGGTTGATTTCTACTTTTAAGTTTAAGACTCGTAATGAATCCTTCCAAGACTTCTCTGCTGATTTGTTTTTCATCTTTAAGTTCCTCACTTATTTCATATGGTTCATCCCAATCCTCTAACCACTTTTCTAAATATGAAAGTAGTCCAAGGTATAACTCTCCGTTCTGTGGAGAAAATAATCTTATCTTACCATCCCAAATACGATTGCGATACGCAGGCATAAACTTAGCGCCTGGCACTTCAAATGTAAAATGTTCTGATAACGACCTTGCGGTTGAAGCTTCAGTATCCACTTGTAGGAATACTTCATCCTTCTTGGTAACTTGAGTCACTAGATAGCACCGTCTACAAACTTACGCCATTCAATTGCGTTTTTGATATCCCATCCTCTAGATTGGATTTGTTTGAGTATACGTTCACATGAGTCAGTACACATCTTGTAATATTCAACTTTCTGCTTTGCTTTAATAAGTTCTTCATCCGACTCCAAGTAAATGGGGATGTCAACTTTTAATATCTTATGGTCGAAAGGGTTATCACGATATACGGTAGGGTCAGACTTACCACCGTAGTACTCCCATTTCTTTCGATAGAGTACACGATAAGTTCCCTCGTTCATTAAAACGAGTTGTCTAAAGGTATTGTATATGGTGAGGTATTTTTGATGAAGAGATGCAGACTTCAGAGATTCATCTCCAAGTTCTAAGTCATCCATCTTCAAGTCTTTTTCAGCTTGTTGCTGTAGTTCTTCTAGTGTCATAATATATCACATCCTAATAATAAAAGTTGAGCAGAGATTGGTTGGAACTTTCAGTTCTAAATTTTCTCTGTACTGCTGAGACTCATGGTTTGGTGTTAAAGTTCACCGTATCTGCTCATACTTATTTATAATACTGCTAATTCGTAAACGTCATAATTGAACGTCACACTTGCAGTTAATCCTTCAGTTGCAGTATCTTTAGTATCGAACTGAAGTCCAGAAAGTGAAGTCGGATATATATTCCGAAACTTCACTTGTATACTGGGATTGTTCTTATTTGTCAATATAGTCAAGGTCGCATCACTTGTCATAACTGAAGGGTTAGTAACATTACCCTTGCCTGCGTTGCCTATGTCTTTTGTATCTGTGTCTTTAATTGCTTTTGCGAATTGTTCTGGACTAATTGGAAATCCTATTCCTGTCATCCAATCGTGTATTTCTCTGTAATTTTTTAAGTTCTCTTGAACTAGAAAGGTAAGTTCTAATGGACTAAAATCCAAGGTGTCACCCATGAATGGCATTGCTTTATAACGAGTATTCATAATTGCATCACCAGAAAATGCGATGCCAGGCAGATTAATCTCCTGTGCGAAGTATGTCGTATTCGGTACTTTTAGAATATCAAACTTAAACTGTGAGGCACGTGCCAAGTCAAAGTTATCTGGTTGTCTTTCTATTGCAGTTGTTAAAGCCATATCTTATTCCTTTTCATAATACTATTTATAGCGACCAAAAAAAAAGGGAGAACCGAAGTTCCCCCTTTTCAGAATCGTTAACCGATTTCTTATTACATGATGTTAGTAACTTGTACTCTTCTGTAATATACGTTGTCGTTAGCAGTCAACACACCAGCACGAGCAGTCGCACCACCAGCAAATGGGTTCGCAACCAAGCCGTAGCGAGTTTTGAAACCAATTTTAGGTTGGAATGTGTTTTCACCAACCGCACGAACCATTTGTAATGGAACATATGGGCAGTAGAAAAGACCAGAGTCATAAGGTGAAGTACCTTTATAACCAACAGTGTAGTACTGTTTCGCATCAGCATTTGCTGAGTATGGGTCGATATACACTTTGAAACGTCCGTTAAGTACACCAGCGAATGTGTTACCAGCGTCATCAACATTCAAGTTGTTGTTAAGAGCAGGAGTGTAATCTAATACACCAGCCATTTGAAGTGCAGATGCAACATCTGAAGAACAGATAATTACGTTACCTTTACCTCTACGAGTTTCTTGAGCAATTACGTTCGCATCTCTTTCAAGTTGGAACATAAGGCCTTTGAACTTCTCAACACTCCAACGTCCGTTAGAGTCAACGTCCATATCGAATGTACCAGCAGTAGCAGTATCAGTCTGTGCGCCTGGTTTAGCAGTTACATAGATTGAACGGATAACTTCACGGTTGATTTCGTTTAGGATTTCAGCAGATAGAATGTTTGCAAGTTCTGTTTCAGCATCCAAGCCGTGGATTGCTTTAAGGTCTTGCGCCAATTCCATTGTGTATTCTGCTTTTAGAGCACGTGACTTTGCAGTAACAGTTTGTTTTTCAATTGAGAAAGACATTTCTGAGAATGCATTGTTTGATGCGTCACCCAATGCTTCTGCAGCAGCAGTAGTCATACCAGTACCACCAGTATAAGTACCAGCTGGCGAATCGTTAAGAATCGCTGGGTTAGTACCTGCTTGTGTACCAGCACCAGAGAAGTCAGAGTCTGCTTCGTTATAGAAAGCTTCTGTACCACTTTGGTTAGTGTAACGTGAACGCATAGCAAAAATCAGTCCAGTAGGGCCTGTCATTGGTTGTACACCTGCCACATCGTATGCGATGAGGTTTGGCATAGAACGTCTAACTAGTGAGATCATGATCGGATCCCAGTTTGCAGCGCCTGCTGTGTTTGATGTTGGTGCAGCTTCTGATAAGAACGCAGAGTCCTCACGAAGTGCTTTTTCTTGGTTTTCTAGGATAACAGTAGTTACAGCCTTACGATAAGAATCATTAATCTTTGGTAGATCATTGTGTTCTAGAACTGGATTCCACTTTTCCTGTAAATGTTCAGTTTGAAACATTTTTATTTCTCCTTGTTGAGTTTTTTTCTAATAATATTTATAAGAAGTTAAGCTTTGATAGATAAAATCTTCCGCAGCTTAAATCTTACCTCGCTTTACATTTCTACTAATTGCACTCATATAAGCACTCATAGCACCAGTTGTATCGTAAGATTCTGAACCATCTGATTCGGAATCTACAGATTCAGCGACAGTCGTTGCCTTTGGAAAATAATTTTCCTTAAGCGTGTCAAGTTTACTTCTGAAAGTATCTTCATCAGTAAAATCAACATCTTCTGCAAGAGCTTTAAATTTCTCAGCTTCAGTGTCAGCCAAGTCTGAAGCAACCTCTGCAAAAACAGACTCACGAACCAGTTGATTGTTTGCTTTCTTTAATTCAGCAGACTTCTCAATTTGTTCATTAAGTTTGGCTTCTAAGTCATCAAGCTTTTCTGCTTGACTTCCTAAGATGTCGTACTTTTCATCTGGAACATCGATATAATGCTCTTCGAAAAGAGATTTAAGTCCAGAAATGAAATCTTCTGCAATCTCGCCTTTGAGACCACGTTCAATCGCAATTTCGTTTTCTTTCATCCATTCTTCAACTACATAACCCATATATGCGTCAACTTTTTCAGTCAACTCACTGTGAATTCTGTTTGTCTCTTCAGCAACTTCTTGAACCTTTGCAGATTCAATTCTCTCAACTTCTGAACGAAGTTTTGATTTAATAGCAGCTTCAAAGATTGTAGATGCTTTTTCTTTGAACTCTTCAGAAATTTCTTCACCATTAACTAGTGCAGTAATATCTTCTGAGACATCTACTGAGGCAAGACGATCTTCCAAAGTAGATTCGTCAACTTCCACTGACTCTTCTTCTTTTTCTTCTTCTTCTTTTGCCATCATTTTGTCATATGACGCTTTAAGAGTACTTGCATTCATTTTTTCCATTTCTGAATACATTGCAGCAAGTGTTTCCTTTTTAGTCATTTTTGCTTCTTCTAATGCTTCTGCATCATCTTCAGCAAGTTCTGTTTCTTCTTTGGTTGCACCGACAGCAGGTTCTGCAGCTTTCTTAACTTTAGCAGCAGCCTTCTTACCAGCACTGTCTTTTGATTCTGGATCATCGACAGCTTTACCCAAATCTTCAACATCACCTTCTTGTTTTTCCATTGAGTCACCTTTTGCAGCGCCGTCTTTAGGGCTTGATGCTTCAGCAAGTTCTGCTGAGACTTCCGCTTCTAGTTCCTCAATTGTCTTATCTAGTTCTGACATTGGGATTTTCTCCTTGGTTGTTTATTAACATATTTATAATGATTAAAGTTTTGACAGAAATTTTGCGAATGCAAGTGCGGAAACATTTGACTGTCTACGTCTTACAGACTCATTGATTTCATCGTGGATTTCGGCAATCTCAACTTCTTTGAGTATTCCGTTGTTCCAAATCCATTCCTTACCTTCCATAATTCCTTCTACAAAGGCTTGAGGTGCAGATGGGTCTGCAACAATATCTGCCGCAGTGGCAAGATAAAAATCGTCTTTCACATAATTCGCACCACTTCTAGACTCAATAGAACCCATACCTCTTGAAGAGACACCAAGTTTACCACCGTCTTTAATTAATGCTTTCGCTATTTCCCCCATTGGAGTAGAGAGCAGTTTCGCCTCACCAATAAAGTTCTTTCCATCAGCTTCCAGTTTTGTAATCATATGCGATACCCTGTCAAGATTGACAGTAGGGCCTTCTGGATGACCCAGTTCCCCAAACGCACGACCTTCAGCAACAAATTCTTTGTTATAACGTGCAACTTCTTTAGCTAACACGTTCATTGGGTAGACACGACCATTACGGTTCTTCATGTCTGCCTGCATGAAAATTCCACGAATCTTCATGTCTTTACCACCGTCCTCTTTGGCTTCGGTGATGTATTCTACTTCTTGGATTTGTTCGGCGATTAGTTTCATATTAATACCCCGAACTTACAACTGGTGTGATAAAAAGAGAGGTTGCTCCACGCATTCCTACTCCAATATCAGTGTGAATAACGACACCAGCATTTGCATTAATTCTAATTGAACCAGTGTCACCGTCATCATCAGCATTTCTAATTGTAACTGCTTGTTTTGAACCATTATTAAAAACATAATGTGCAGTTGCAGTTTTACCTTTGGTTGCCCCAGTAGCGAGTGCTTCTTCTGCTCCGATTATTTTCATGTCATTCTTCCTAAATTGTTAGCATTTCTTTTTCAAAATAGTCCATAAGTGCCTTATGCGGAACTTTGAACTTCTTGGAAACACTATTTATTGTTTTGTCAAAAGTATTTAGGAAATCTGTGGGTTTCGCATCCATTTCCTTGAATATAGCATCAATAGCCTTCTTCATCGCTGGAGATAACTTCTTATACTCCTTAGACGATTTATGCTCATCTTTCTCTGGTAAGTTCTGTTTGAACTGCGAAAGAGTTTTACTCACTATCTTCTTCTACCTTTGTATCTGAAATATGGTGTGTCACAAAGGTTTGTGCCACGTCTTGTCTTTTTGTTTCTAAAGCATCCCCAACCTTAGTTGCGAGTGCATTATTAAAATGTGTCTCCGCCGCAAGGTTGTCGCCTGATGCAATTGAACTTACAAAGTCTTTTACATTGTCCATTATTTATCTCCCTTATTTGGATCGTTATATGCGTACATACCGTCATCATCTCCACCCATTTCACCACCTTCTTCGTCACTTATCTGTGTTTCGATTTCTTCAATCTCTTCATCAGACATTCTAAGAATATTTTTCTTAACATATTCTTTAGAGAAGTAAGTGCCTACATAGGATTCAACCTGTCCAAGCATGTCTAGTCTTTCCCGAAGAATTTCTGCATTCTTCAGTTCAGTGAAATGTCCATCTTGTAGGAAGTCAAACTGGATATGTTCTTTAAAGTGATCCCACTCTTCCACGGCAATCACACCCTTCAGTAGAAGTTGTGTGCGTATCATGTCTAAGAACAATGCAGTAAACTTCTTACGAAGTCTCTGGACAAATTTTGTGAATTTCAGTTCATCTCTTGTAATGTTATCAGAACGTCCAATTTGGAATCCTCCAGACTCTTCTGCAAGTCTAGATACTGGTACATTCAATGAACGAAATAATTTTTTCTGGAAGTAGGTAATGTCATCAATCTCACCAAGGTTTGAACCGCCTGGCAATGTTGTAATCTCTGTACCCCTACCACCTTCTCTACGAGGCAACCAAAAATCTTCCAACATAGACATATGGTTTCTGTCATCTCTGATTTCACCAGTTCGTGCATCGTATACCATTTTGTTACGATAACGATTCATCACATCTTTCAGATATGATTCTGCTTTCATCTTTGGTAAGTTACCAACGTCAATGTAGAAAATACGTCTTTCAGGCGCACGAGATATACGATAGATAACTAACGAATCCTCAATCATGCGTAACTGATTGACAGGTTTAATTGCTTTGTTTAGATAAGAAAGTACTGTACCCTTACCCATATCGATTAATCCAGATGGGCAATAAGTAATTGAATCAGATGTAATCTTAACACCCTCAGATGTACCTACGTTCTGTTCCCAACCTTTATCATTGTAAAGGTAGAAGTCATCAATCTTCTTGACCATTTCCATGCCAGTAGATGCATTAACTTCTTTTTGTGTTTCTCTCGCCTTTTTGATTTTGCGAGGGTCAATATATCGAACCTCTTTAATTCCCTTGCGAGGATTTTTTGGGTCAATAATTTTGTGGTAATAAAGTCTGCCATCAACATACCAACGTCTAAAGATATCGTGTCCTTTTAAATTAAAGTCCAATAAGTGAAGTATCTCATGGAACTCTTCACGAATTTTTGTTTTAATTTTAGGGGATACATCTAGTCTGTCTAGTAAAATTGATACAGATTGGTCACGTTCATCACTTACAATCGCCTCATTCGTAATATCTTCAATTGCACTATCACACTCTGGTTGTTGTGCAATGTCACGATACCTACGAATTAAGTCTACTTCATTACGGTCTCTTCCATCCATATCAAGGACAGAAGCGTAATGACCACCGCCTGATACAATATCAAGGGTGCCGTCATCAGAGACAGGAGAAGTGAAACTATCACTCCCCCCATCTTGATTCGCTCTTGTAATTCTGAAACCGAAAAGTTCCGCCATACTATAATTCTCCTAAGTTTTACCCAACTATTTAGTCAGATAAAAAAGAGGATTTATACTGCGCTAGCGGAGAAACTTGTGTATCTCCATGTAACATCGAATGTTTCGATATCACTCACAGTGTCGTATGACAATTCAATCGGTGTCACTGCTGTAGGCCAACAGTTTTTAAGAACATAAGACTTTAGAATGTTATCATCTCTATCTAACTGTTCTACTCTCACCTGTGCAGTATAATCTGACACATTGTTGAGTCCTAAACCAGTTTCTAGATCATTGATTCCACTCATCCAACGCTCCATTGCGTTACGAACCATAAAGTCCGTATCGTTAATGAAAGTTGTAGTCCATGTTTCAACTGTTCTGTCGCCTGCAACATAAAGTTGTCTACCTCTGAATTGAACTTCAATTTCAGAAATAGTTTGCCCTGGCAATGACGTTGCTTTCACGAGAAAAGATGTGCGATTGATGTCTAACCCAGTAGTAATTGCTGGGGGAGTAGTCAAAATAACACGGTATTGATTCGCTCTTGCGCCACCACCGATAAGGTTTGATTTAAAGTCGTCTATGCTAGCCATGATTAACCTCCTACCTCACTAAATGCAACGCCAGTTCTTACGGCGATGAAACTTAGTGTAATAAAGTTGATAGAACGAGCAGGTTTGATGTAGATGTCAGCGACAAATTCATTCCTGTCGATTACCTCACCTGTGTTGTTAGTGTCATCGGCAACTACTGAGAAATCAGTAATACCTCTTCTACCTTGAACATCACGAAGGAAAGGTTCAACCAAGTTCTTAAACTGTGCTTGAGTAAACGCATCGTTAAACTCAAATAGTTGGAACTTAGCAGCAGTTGAGATTGCTTTTTCAAGAACAATGAACAATCTACGGACGTTAATCCTATCGAATGCACTTGGTCTAGACAATGCAGTTTTATCTCCAAAGAGAACAGTACCTTGGCCTGGGAACGTACAAACAGGGTTAATACGAGCAGGATAAAGAATATCTCTTTGTGCTTTGGTTGGGTTAAATGCAAGTTTAACTGCACCACGAATCTGTCCTCTGTTGTAACCAGCTGGTGAGAACCAAGGGTCAGCAACACTATCTGTATTCGCAGAAAGTCCAGCGATATCACCGTTCAAAGGAACGTAACGATATACGTCTGCATACTTGTCGTACATATACTTGTATCCAGAATCGAATACTGCATATGATGAACTTGCAAGGTTATCAAAGAAACCTTTTACGTTAGTTGCTTGTGCAGCACCAGTAGTCACTCCAACAACATCTGCTCTACGAGGAGAGATGAAACCAACACAATCTTTACGAGTTTCGCACAAGTCCATAATCATGGTTGCGTGTGCTACTCCGTCTGTAGCAGCAGGACAAGAACCTGCCATTACTAAGTTAATGTCTACAGTTTCAACATCACTGAATAAACCATATGCAAGGTCTAATTCACCAATTGTTGGGTTATCATCTGTACCACCTGTTAAAAGTGTATTTAAGACACCAGCATGTGTTTGTGTTGATGCGTATGAAGCACCACTTGCAACATCAGTTCCAGCTTGAGTCAATGAACCGTTGTGATCCATCCACCAAACATACTGTGAACCTACGTTGATTTTGTTTGCGTAGAAGTTAGTTCCACCTTGTGCTGTTTTAGCACCAGATGCTTGTGATACAAATGCGTATGTTTCCAGAACTGCAAGAGTTCTTTGTCCAGCAACATCTGAATCATAACCACTTAACGCACCAGTTACGTCATGCACAACAACGTGCATTTCGTCAGCAGATGCACCTTTAGAAGTTGCCCATGTTGATGTGCCTGGAGCAGCATCGAATAGGTCATAAAACTTCCAACGTCTACGAACATTAGTCGCAGCAACGAGTGCAGATTTTAGTCCACCACCGTTTGGATTATCTAGTTGTCTGATAGTTAGGTTGTCAGTTGCGATTGCAGTAACTTCGTACTGTGAACCGTCTGCTTCTCCGAAGTGAACGATATCGCCTACGTTATAAGCGCCACCGCCGTCACCAGCAGAACCACCACCGTTGTCAACTCCGACAACTGTTGCTCCAGCAGCAGGTGTTCCAGTTGTTACACCTAATACTCCAGCGTTACCACTGAATGTTTGTTCGTATGCGATTGCGTTAGAACATACAGATACACCAAGAGCGTTGCCCCAAGTGCCTGGATATTTTGCAGCGAAATCTCCTACTGAACCAGAACCGTCAGCGTAGTTACTATCGTAATCATTATCATTTTTAATCTTCAGTCCAGAACCGTTACCTGTTGCATTGACAGCAGCAGTATCTGCTCTGACAACACGAAGTCCGTTTGTGTACTGAAGAAAGTTTGCGGCAGTAAACCAGTTCTCAAAGTTATTTGAGTCGGGTTTACCAAAAGTCTCGACAAGTTCTTGCTCTGAACCGATTGGTATGATTTGATCTACAGGGCCTTTTGAAAAGCCTGAAGCAATCGCACCAATTGAAGTCGCAACAGCAGGAACAACATTAGTCAAGTCTATCTCTTTGACGAGAACGCCTGGGGATACTTGAAATGCCATTAGTTTTTTCTCCTTTTTGGATTCAATAATTTAGTTTATCTCAATCTTACGAATATATTTATAAAAACCCATCTCTACACTTTGTATTTTTATAGGTTCTCTAGCACATAAATAAATGTATGTCAGAGTTCTATCAAAAGTATAAAGACACCATTAAACGTGTATCTCAACGTAATTATAGGCAACGTATCATATGGGTGAACGAACACCTACAGGATAAGTACTGTCATTACTGTGGAGAATCCGAAAATGCATGTCTCCAATTCCATCCTTATGAGACAGAAATTCGTAAACGCACAAAACGTAAAGGGCTTAATGAAGAATCCAGACAAGAAATCGTGGATTTAATCAATCAGTCAAAAGTCGTTTGTGCTAATTGTTACTTAAAATTAGAAAATGATCTAATTGATATTATGTAGTATTCTTTTGTTCTTGACTGAATAAGTTATTTAAATCTATTCATTCTCATACCCTACATAGCTATTATACATTATGTCAAGAGATTAGCAATACATTTATGAAATATATTTTGACTACCAATCAGAATCATGTGTTCTAACTACAGGGCTCCACCTAGTACCGTATTCATCAACAACAGTCTCACCATAAGGTGCATCTACTCCATTATCCATAAATCCAAATGGTGCCATGTCCTGTTCTAACTGATTCTGTTGTTCTGCAAACATCCTTGCACGAATATCATCATCAGTTAATTCTTTAAAATAAGTCTGTTGAACCAACCATCCAAACAATACACAACACATTGCAAGGTCATCTGTGTGTCCTTCCTCTGCTTCATATGATTGTCCTTTAAGAATAAAGGTAGAGAATTCTGTAATCAAATCATAATCATTGATAATCATCTTATCTGTCTCAATGATTTGTTTAAGGTTTGAACACCCTAGTCTTTTAACAGCCTTAGTTGTTCGTACCCCAAGTTGTGCTTTTCCACCGCTAAAACCACCTCCAACGACTTGACCCGCACGACCACGCATGCTTGCCATTATTAGGTTCTCATACTCTAAGTCAAATTGTAGTGCAGTGGCAACTTGTTCACCGATATCATTTACCTCTACCATAACGTATGCCATATTATATGCATTTGCAACATCATGGATAATATTAGGGAATAGCATTGGTTTAATCTGATTGTCACGATATTTTGCAACAATATTATACGGTACTGTAGATACATCAAATACAATGAATGCAGAGTAATCGTTATTCGTACCCCTTGATACGTCTGCGACAATAACATAGGTTGAACCATGTTGAGGTTTCTCGTACATATCCAAACCAGCATTAGATGTGATTGGATTCTTAAATGCCATAGATTTAATTTTAGTAGGATGTATAAGGGTGTTTGCACTACCTAAGAACTCACACTCAAACTCTCGTTTGAATTGTTCCTCAGATGTGTTTGCAATAGTTTCGTTCTTCCACTTCTCATCTCTGCCTGGCACTTGACTCCAGTGTACATCTACGATGTTATATGAGTTGCGTTTATGTTCTGCGTCTACCCACAACTTATAGAATAGGTTCATACCGTTAGGTGTAGAAACAATAATAACTTTAGTAGATTTACCAGATGAGATTGTAGGATACACAGAACTGAAAAAGTCCTCTGCTACGTTAGTTGGAACGAATGCAAATTCGTCCAAGAAAATCATGTTGAATGAACCACCACGAACTGCACTTGAAGATGTAGAAGATGCAACTACTCGACTACCATTCTCTAAGTCTACAGAACCTTTGTTCCAAGATACCACACCCTGTTGTAACCACTTAGGAAGATTCTCATATGCGAGTTGCAGTCTGCCAAGAATGTCCCTTGCAGTCGCAGCTTTGTTCGCTAGAATGGCAACATTCATGTTAGGGTTGAATAAGATGTAGTGTAGAATATAAGATACCATAGTCGTGGATTTACCAGACTGTCTCGGCATCTTACATATAGTAAATCTGTCGTTGTGGATTGTCTCTACGATATTCTCTTGGAAATCATAGAGTTTAAAGGGTACTAAACCCTCATCTAAAGATACAATCTTGATGTAGTTCTTAATGAAGTATATGGGGTCTTCCATACACTTCTGATACTCAAGAATCTGATCCTTTTCCCAATTAACAGGAACATTGCTCTTCTTTAAAAGAGGATTACCTAGATAATGATTTTCAGACATAATAAAAATCCATAATGTAAGGGTTGCACAGTATTACTTTACTATGCCCAAGCTAATGATGTAGCGTGTATTTTTGTATGTTTACTTGCACTTTGATTATGTGTAGTAATTTTATACTTTATGCTTGTACCAGAAGGTTGTCCACTAATATCTAAGTCATGGAAAGCTAATATTTTTTTATTAGTTCCCCAATCACCTTCATCTGCTAAAGTTCCTTGAGTCCAAGTAGAACCATTATCTCTTGAAATATAACCTTTAATATCAGTATTTAATGTTGCTGTTCCAGCAGAATTTTCTATTAGTGTTACTAAATCTCCAGTAGTAGGAGCGCCATCTTTGGCTGTATTTGCAGTAGATTGTAATGTTATATCGGCAACATTATATATTTCAAAAGCAGTTGTAAGATATCTAATAAGAACAGTTCCAGAACCACCATCACCAGAAGCATTGGTTTGTGGATTACCAGAACCACCGCCACCACCTGTCTTAGCTAATCCTGAGCCTCCGTTTATTTGACCATTGTAGTTACCACCATAGCCACCACCACCAGTACCGCCGTCATATCCATGCCAACCACCGCCGCCACCAAAAACACCATTCTCACCAAATTGAGAGAATTGTGAGTATGTTGTACCATTTGCACCAGCACCAGATGTATTCGTAGCATTCGCTCCACCAGCTTTAGTTGTTCCAAAAGCAGAAGAGGATTGGCCAGGGTTTGAGTTTGTCCAACCACCAGCGTTACCAGCAACTACAATAGGATAAGTGCCTGCAGATTTAGTTTGATTTGTAAAAAGTTGATGTGAACCACCAGCACCAGCACCAAGAGAACCAGCGTGTGTACTACGTCCCGAACCACCAGCACCTACAATTAAATAATCAATTGCTCCAGAAGTCCCAGATTGTATAACAAAATTTGTTGTTAATGAACTATTTACACCGCCTGGTTGAAATTCGTGATATCTGTAACTGCCTGAAGTGGTTATTGTACCACCAGTAGGATTGGCACCTGTAACAGTTTGCCCAGCATAAGCACCACCAGATAAATTTTCATTTGTAGACGCACTAGCATCAATACCTGTTGCATCATTAAAATCATCAACAACTTGGTCTACTAAACTGTATTTTGTTTTTGAATGGTCTGTTGCTCTATAAAAAGCAAGCATAGCAATATTATTTTCTATTGTATTAATTGGTAAACCAGTTAGATTAGCGCCACTAATAGCTGGTAATGCTCCAGTTAATTTAGAAGCAGTAATACCAGATGCCAAATGAGCATCGTCAACTGCCCCTGCAACTAT